ATTTAGCTTTTAACTGGGAGACCTTTTCTAGGGTCTAAAACTTGTGGTGGTTTCAACCGAATAGTGAATCAAACATTCCACCGAGAACTCCCCCAACATAGGGTAGTTGCTTGATACCGGCGGAAACTGCGGTGGCAGCGGCTTTGCCAATGACACTTCCAATGGAAGGACCGGTGTTCTTGATTTTGGCCAGAAGACCGGGTTGGGCAGTGCCCATGGCATGGAGGGGAATAGCTGTGAGGTGCTTCGCGGGGGCTTTGATGGTACTCATTGGTTTGAGAGCGGCGAGGTGGGGAACGAGGGCTGAGGTTGGCACAGGCTCGGTAGCAGCTTGATACTCCTGCCCAGTCATAAAACTGAGAGGGGCGGTGGTCTCATACTTGTACTCGATCCTGTAGCGGAACGTTTGTCCCACAGCAGCTCCGTTCACAATCGCACAAACACCGAACCCTCCAGCACTCTGAGTGCCGTTGGGTTGCATGTAGTTGATCGTGAAACAGTTTTCTGCATAGGGGACAGGGAACGCGTGCGCTTGATGCTCAGGGTTCCAATTGGCCAAGGGCATCTCGATGTGGCTGACGTACTCTTGGGGAAGTGCTGCGACTGAAGCAAAGGTTGCACTGTTGAGGATTCCGTCATCTTGCGCCTGCTCTGAAGCAATGGCGGCGATGCAAATGTCACCCTGTGTGGTCGTGGCGGGGCTATCGGGCCAGACGGACAGGATGATAGATGTGTTGCGATAACGAGACCCTGCGTTGAGGGCAGTGTCTACTTTGATAAGCTGTGCAGCAGCATGATTTGCTCCGGAAGCCGAACCCAAAGGAGCGGTAATGGTGGCGGTTCCTGCTTGGACGTTGAACCAGACTGGGTTTCCTTGTGTGGTGGTTGCGAGGAACTGGTAGGTAGGTCCTCCGTCGTTGTTGAACTCTTGCCAACCGTCTGGTACTGCACCCACGTAGGCAAATCCTGTTGAGGTGGCGGAGACGGTTCCATTGAAGACGTAGGAATAGGTGTTGGTGTCAAGGAGAAAGCTGCCGAGCACGATGGGCACTCGACACGGAATGGTTGGAGAGGAGAGGCCCATGAGGTACTGGACCATTCCTGCCTCTTGTCCGGACAACTTCCTGGACATGAGGTCCAGGGGGTTGCGGTTTGGCTTGGCGGGGCCTCCCTTGTACTTGGCATTTCCGATGCCGATGTTGGCTCTTGTTGTGCGGCGTTGTTCCTTCTTACCTGTACCCTTCTTCTTTGGCTGCTTCTTCTTTGCTGGGACGACTGCGAGTGCATTGCTACTCATTTGTTGTTTGAAAGTGTTTTCGGTTTGGGTCCCACAAGGCGGGCGACAATCTGTCGTTTAAGGGCTAGCGCGAACGCTGCCCCCCGAAGGCCTTCCTATTTACTCATAGTCCACATCGCGCAAGCGAAGGAAAACAGGGTGAACGAGCATAACGGGAAGGCGTTGAACAGACATTATCAAATGCTCGGCAGAAACCACGTCGTCTTCGGTGATCTCGTAGCGCGCAAGCAAATGCTCCAGGACCTCCTCTCTCGAGGCCTGGCTTTCAAGAACTTTGTAACGGTTCTCAATGAAATTGGGGTCGTTGGCCTGGCGGCTTGAACGCGCCATGGCGGGGTTGGCCATCAATGCATCTCTGGACCCAACGAGCTGCTCGGCTTTCTGGCGCATGGCCCCCAAGATGGGGAAGTCAGCGGGAACTTTGACGCTCTGCATAACTCCGAAGAAGAGGCCCTCAGGGCTCTCGGCAACTTTCATCGTCTTGCCCAATTTCAGACACGACGACACCAATGGCGACCAACCGCTGCGCAAAAACACGCCTTTCAAGAAGGTTGCTGTGAGCGGGCTGGCATGTTCAATGACTTTGGCTTCGAGTCCGAGGTCGGCAACGGCGGCACTAAAGCCAACGCGGTCGCGCGAGCGGCGGTCAAGCCAATAGACAATGGCCAGAAGGTTGATCAGGCTGCCGAAGATTGAAGTGGAGCCGACTCC